GCGAATGCCTTGGTGGTCATGGGCTTGCCGTCCGCGAGGGTCCAGGCCGCGTAGTCGGTCTTGCGGGCGAGAACGTGCTCCTCGTAGTGGATCTCCACGTCGGCGGCAACGTTGGAAACGTAGCCCTTGCCGAAGTTGCCGATCACGACCTTGCCCGCGGTCACGCCGTCCTCAGGCTTCACGGGCATGCCGAAGATCCGGCCCACGCCGCCAGCGGTCACGTCGGGGATGAAGATCGGACGCTTCACGTCGTCAAGGATGTTTGCCAGCAGCGTCCAGATCGTCGCGGAGGCCGCGTACACGGAAGTGCCGGGGATGTAGCCGGAGAGGATCTTCGCCATGGCGGCGGTGAGGTTGGCATAGGTGATGCCGTTCGCCGCGGTGTAGGTCACCACCTGCGGGGTGTTCGTCTCCGCCTCGAGCGCGGTGATCACGCCCGTCGGCTGGTTGTTCGTGGAACCGGAACCGGTGAAGGCGGAAGCGGCCAGCGCGTTCGCCACCTTTTCGGACAGCTGACGGCGGAGGAAGGCTTCGAAGTTGGCCACGCTCATCTCGAAGAGCTTCCAGGAGACGGCCACGCCCTTCGAGAGATCGAAGCCGTCCAGGGTCACGGCGCCGGAGGTCATGGCGGCCTCTGCGGTTGCGGTCGCCTCGGCAGTCCACGCGCCGTCGCCGGTGATGTCTCCGTAGGGAATGGAGACCTTGCCCTTGACGTAGGTCCGGCCGGGAGCCATGTCCGCGATGACCGGATGAAGCTGTCCCATCTCCGTCCAGATGTCCTCCATCATGGTGGTGGGGATGATGGCGGAATGGGTGCCCGCGGTCTGGGTGGCGTTCACGATGTTGAAGGCCCCGCGCTCGTCGGCGTCCAGATCCTTCTTCATCATCGCCTTGAGGAAGGCACGCTTGTACTCCGCGGAGTTCAGGATTTCCTCCTTGTCCGTGTCCGCCGTCACGGCCTTCGCCGTCGGATTCACCCGGACGCCGCCTTCCAGCGCGGAGAGGTTGGCTTCGGCCTTCGCTTCCGTGTCGAACTGGGCGTCGAGGGCTTCCACCTCGGCCTTCTTCGCGTTGAATTCGTCGAGCTTGCCCGCGTCGAGCAGCTGCTTCGCATCGTCCATCAGCTTCGCGCGGTTTTCGAGATACAGATCCTTCTTCATTTCTGTGCTCCTTTCAGCATCAAAAATTTATAATCGGCTTCGGCCCGCGCGAAAGCGCTTGAACCGTTGTCCGTGTTGTTGTCCCCGCCCCTGACACGCTCGATCAGGGCGCGGATCCGGGCGAGCCTGTCCCCGCCCATGTCGTTTCCGAAGGATGCCGCTGCCGGCATCACCTCGCTGTCCCCGGCGACCGCGTCCGCGAACCCGTATTCCACGGCTTTTTCCGCCGTGATCCAGGTCTCCCGGTCCATCATGTCGGAGAGCGTCTCCTCGTCGAGGCCTGTCTTGTGGCGGTATGCCGCGCGGATGGCCTCGTTCGCCGTCCTCAGCATTTCCGCCGCGCTTTCCATGTCCCGGTAGTCTCCCGCCGCGACCGTCGCCGTGTTGTGGATCATCATGAGAGCCGTCCGGGTCATCTCACAGCGTCCCGCCATGGCGATCACGGACGCCGCGGACGCTGCCATCCCCGTCACGGTGATCGTCATCGGGCCTTTATATCCCGAGAGGATCGAATAGATCTCCGATCCCGCGATCACGGAGCCGCCGCCGGAGGAGATCTCCACCTCCAGCTCCTCGCCCTCCGCGCAGGCAGCCACAGCCTCTTCCGCGTCCTTCGGGCAGCAGCTGTCCCAGCCGATCCACTCGTAGATCCACTTGTCGTCGTTCCCGATAATGTCTCCCTTGACCTTCAGCCTCACTCTTCTTCACCTTCTTCCGTTTTCTGCGTGTCTTCCACGGGAACCGTGTCAAGCCGCCGCACCATCACGTCGCCGTCGTCAACCGGAGGCAGGGACAGGAGAGCGCGCACCTCGTTCGGCGTCATGAGCCCGCGGTCCACAAACTGCGTCAGGGAGAGCTTTGTCGACATGCTGGCATATTGCAGGGACGCCGCTTCGCAGAGGATGAAGTTCCCGAGCGCCCTCTCCCGCCGCGTGAAGATCTTCCGCGTGAACTCCTCGGAGATCTGGATCACGTCCGGCTCGATCGCGCTCTCATAGTAGGCGATCCACTCGTTTTCCGTGTACAGCGACTGCACGATCTTGTCGTTCGTGTTGAAGAAGCTGTATATCCGGCGCACGGTGCGGTCGGTGTTCGCCGCGTTCGGAACGTAGTCCTTCGGCTCGACCTCCTTGAGCTCCACGGTATTGTCGTGCGCCGCCACGCCGAATCCGCCGTCCTCCGACATGAGGAAGGACTTTGCGAAATTCTCCGCCGCCTTTTTGACGTCCTCCTCCCGCTTCGGCTGGAGCAGCTTCATGATCCAGCGGATCACCGAGGAATTCTTCACCGCCGCGACGATGGACTGATCCGCCGCCGCCATGACCTCCATGGACTGGGCGAGGGCCTTCTTCGGTCCCGTCCCGAGGATGTCGCTCTCCCCGAAGTCCCCGCGCAGGTGGATGAGGTCCGCGTACTTCACCCGCGCCTTGTTCCGGTTCGGCATCGTGAAGACCACGGTAAGCTCCCCGCTTTCGTCCACCTCCGCCTGCGCCGTCATGCAGGGGATCGGATATAATTCGACGGGCAGTCCGTTTTCGTCCCGCACGATCAGGGCGAAGGCGTTTCCGCAGAGCTCCTTCCGCGTCACCATGTATTCGAGCATCATCTGCATGGTCATGAAAGGATTCGGCTCCCGGAGAAGGAAGCGCATGTATGCCTCCGGGTCCACGGCCTTCTCCCCCGTCCTCCGGTCCTCCCGGATGTGATGGACGGCCATCTTCCCGATCGCCTTTGCCTTCGGCCGGATCGCGGCCCGCACGATGTCGGAGGCCCACAGATCCCAGTCCCAGCCCATGATCGCCGTCTTCTGGTTCTGGACCATGCCGACCCGCACCTCCCGCCCGGCCCGGTTCCGCGGAAGCGAAGTCCTGCCGCCGGTAGGAGATCTCACCTTTGCCCACAGCTCACCGAAAAATCCCATAGTACCTCCCAAAATGTTTTCCCACCGACCCGCCCGCTCTTGTCACAGTATCGTCCTGTATGCCTCTTCTTTCTGCAAAAAGACCGTATAGGCATCCAGCAGGGCAGCGGCGCCGTCGATCCTTTTCCGCGGATTGTTCGTCTTCTTCGGCTGGATGTTCCCGTTTTTGTCCTCCTCGTAGGAGGTGTTCATGAGACACCACTCGTCGATTGGGTTGTCGTTGTACACGATCCGCCGCGCCGCCAGATCCGCACCCAGCAGCTTCATGGGAGCCGACAGGGTCTTGACGCCCTGCCGGACGGGAACCATCGTGTCCCGCCCGAAGGTCTGCCGCATCTCCTCGGCCCACATCTCAGCACCCCACTCGTCGTACCCGATGGCGTAAAAGAAGAGGTCGAACTTCTCCCACAGCTCCCGGAACCACTCCGTCACCGCGTGCGGGTTGATCTTGTTCCCGGGACAGAGACGGAGGAGCCCCTGCTCGTGCCAGAGATCGTAGGGGATCTTGTCCTCTTTGACCCGCAGCTCCAAAACGTCCTCCGGCAGCCAGTACATGGAGCATACGAAAATCTTGTCGCTCTCCGGCACCTGGAAGATGGCCTTCGCCGCCGTGAGGTCCGTCGTGCCGGATAAGTCCACGCCTCCGATGGCATAGCGGGGACGCAGCGTCAGATCCGCGTCCGCCTTCCCCAGCCACTCCGGCCATATCGGAAGCCCTGGATCGTGCCGTCCGTTCAGGATCTCCTCATCCGACCATCCCCTCTCCGGCACCCGGAAGGTCTCCCGGTTCCGGATCTCCTCGTAAGTCAGCCAGGCTTCCGACGAAGTCTCCCGTATGTTGAACTCCTTGCAGAGCACGTTCTTGAGGAGGCGCGGATTCGCTTTGCACCTCTCCACCTTCTCGGCCAGCGTCGTCCGGTTCTTGATCGTCCCGAGCCCCGGATTTGCCTTCATCCAGCAGTCCGGATCCTGCCACTCGTTCCGGCTGTCGAGCTCGTACACGATGGGGAGCACGCGCTCGTCCCGGTACCCGTCCGGCTGGTCATAGCCCTGGATGATCCGCTCGCATTCCTCGTACTTCTCGTCGTAGATGTCCTGCCGGATCGTGCCCGCCGTGGACGTGATGACGATCATCGGCTGCTCTCTTGCCGCGACGCCGTCCGCGATGATGTCGTAAAGTCCGCGGCCCGCCTTCCACTGGTGGATCTCGTCCATCAGCGCACAGGAGACGTTCAGACCGTCGAGGGTGTCCTTGTCCGAAGCCAGCGCCCGGAACTTCCCGTCGTTGGCGTCGTTGATGATCTCCGCTACCAGCGTCCGGGCCCGCTTCAGGAGGGCGGGAGACTTGCGCACCATCCTCCTGGCTTCCTCCCAGATGATCTTCGCCTGGTCCTTCTTCGTGGCCACCGCGTAGACCTCCGGCCCGGCCTCCCCGTCCGCGAACAGCATATAATTCCCGATGGCGGAGGAGATCAGGGACTTCCCGTTCTTCTTCCCGACGATCAGGATGATCTCCCGGTATTTCCGGATCCCGTCGTCGTCGATGAAGCCGAAGGCTGCCGCGAGCATCGCCTTCTCCCAGAGCTCCAGCTTGACCGGCTTCCCGCCGAGCCTGCCCTTCGAGTGCCGGCAGTACTTTTCCACGAAGGTGATGACGTGATCCGCCCGCTTCGGAGAATAAAACCATTCTCCCGGATGCTCAACGTCCCACGCGAGCTTCTGATACACCCGCCGGATCTTCTGCCCGACCGCGACGTCCCCCGCCGAGATCTGCCTCCAGTATTCCAGGATCGGATTCTCCTCCATGGCCTCTCCCCTCACCGGGAATCCACAAAGTCGTCGAATCCGTCGTCCACCATTCCGGCCACTTCCTTCGGCAGCAGTTCCATCAGCTTCCCGATCGCCGTCGTGTACCGCTGGATCATCGTCGCATAAGCCCGCGAGTAGGGACTCTCCACCTGGATCTCGTACTTGCCCTGCGGCATGGTGATCAAGAACCCCTCCGAGAGCAGTTTCACCTTGAGCTCCTCCAGCTGGATCCGCATGAAGGCCACCTCGCGGATCAGTCCCTCCACAACTTCGGCCTTCTTGCTGTCAAGTCCGGCAAAAAGCCCGGAGAGTCGGGCGACCTCGGCGGAAATTGCCCGTTTCTGCTGCAAATCGTTCCGTTCTTTCCACTTGTTTTCGGCCATTTTTCCGCTCCTCTCCCACTTCGTGATTTTTTATAAAGAAACTAACTTTTGTGCGATCCGCTGACCCCGGGGGGTATGTGCACGACCTGTGCGTTTTTTGGAGG